CATCAGAGTCTTGCAGTATTTCATACCTTGACCGCTCTACTTCATTATACATCAATCCATTGAGTGCCTGTGCGGCAAACCAATCTCTTAGTGTTATATTTTCTATTTTCATTTTCTATTTTCCTTTGTTGTTTTGTGCTGCGAATACGGCCACAGCGAGTGCCGCCCAAGAATGGGATTTTATGCCGTATGTTGGCCCCGGCTGGGCTTTTGTTCCCTGCGGCCCGATCTTGTCGAGCAAGGCTTGGCGAATGTTCGCGTCCTTGGCTCGCATCGTTCCGCAGAGAAAAAGTTTGATGTCTTTTCTGAAAATTAGTTCTACGTCCACCCGTGCAACTTCGATGAAGCGCCCGATCCAGACGCAGGTCTCGAAGGTGCTGGATCCGACAGCCATGCCGTAAGATGCGATCATCTCGCAAGCAACGCGGTCATACTCGCGACCGATGAGCACCTGGCGGATCTCGGCATTGGGAAGGTGGCCATGATCAACAATCTTTTGCTGGTCGTATTGCACGAATGCGCTGTGCGTCGTTCCTGGATCGAGTGAGAGTATCATTTTTTAGTGCCTTTGTTTTGATTTTGTCGGCTGGAAGAGCGAGAACATCGCAGATGCCTTGGAATGCTTTTGATCGTATAAAGTGAATTGCCGAGTTGCGATCTAGTTCCTGTTCTTCGTTCAGTTGCTTGCTCAAGAACACCTTCTCACTTTGAAGGTCGGCAACGGTCTGCTGGATCATTCCGCACAATAGGGCGCGGGTGAATTGGCATTCCGCGTCATGTAGCTCCGCTTCGGTCATTACCGGCGCTCCCGTTTGATCTGGCGGTTCATCCACCAGCGGCGAGTCTGCTCTGACTCGCAGGTGGCTTTAATGTTACCGACAAGATATCCGGCGATGAATGCACAAGTTGTACAGGTGGCGAATAGGGCTAAGAATGTGATAGGTTCCATATATTTAAAAATTAGAGTGTGTAGAATTTGCTGCGCACTTGGCTGAGTGCTGTTTTTTCCTGATCGGCGTTTAGACCTACCTTGATGCCACCGTCTTGGTTCGGGAATAACTCAACGCGTTCGATGCTGGTCACATACCAATAAGATCCACCGCGAACCGCTTTGATCCGATTTGCGATGCGTGTATATTTGTAGGCTTTTGCCACCGAGCCGCCTGATGTATATGTGAGTTCCGCTCCGATGCGTGATGATTTAGCGATCCCGAATGCGGCGAGTTGTTTTTCGGCGATCTCTGTCGCGTTAAGAATATCCATTGCAGAAGCGGTCGATGATCTGGCTTTTCCGTTTGTGAATTCCAGTGCGTTTGAGAGTTCGCGGCCTTTAGTGTTGAGTGCAATTTTGATTTTCATTGTTTTCTATTTTTGGTTTGTATCGGCGGGTTCGTCCCGTTCGATGTGCAAACCATCTTTCATCTCCGCAAAGATGAAAAGAAAAATTTTCGCGAAGTGCGAAAATAATTCTTGGGAAAAGTCTTTACAAATGAGCGCAACCAATGCCCATGCGCCTATGCGGGCTTTTTTATTTTGAGATCGGGCGGTATAAATTTACCTCGCGAGCACCTTGATTCGTCTGTATCGTTGCCTTTTTTGTTTCAAGCATCCCTTTCCCAATGGCAGTTTCAACTCGGCAAGAAATTGATGCGATGGTCAACTTTGACTCGTTCGCAATAGCGCGGATCGTCTTCCAGCCTTGCTTGGCGAGTTCCTTCTCGTTCTCAGCTTTTGTCGTTGAGTAGAAAGCATCCCACGCTTTGGTTACATCGGCAACAGCCACGGCTGATTTATTTTTCGTTCGCATAAATTGACGGTGATCGAATTGTCCTTGTAAAAGCCATACGCAAAGCCCTGCGACCAAGCGAATGTTGCACGGCGGGTGCTCGCGTATTCCATATCGAAACGAGCCAGCATCCCAACGCAATAGCCACTTGCGCCGTCGAGCGTGCGTGCGCGTTCCCATCCGACTCGATGTAGGTGAGCCAGCACACATTGACCATATGTCTCAGCGTGATGTTTGATGGCCTGCTCGTTATACATATAACCGTGCAAAAACTTGGTTCCGCCTAGTTCGTAAAAGGATCGAATGTGATACGGATACAGTCGCGCTTTGAGTTCCTTTGCGGTCTTCTCGATGGCTTGGATTGTTAGCGTAGCGGCGTGCGCCGCTAGCGCGTTAGGCGAAGACGCGAGCTTGTAGAGCCTGGCTTCGTGGTTGCCGTAGAGAATATGTTGCGGTCTGAGTTCGTGAAGAAAGTCAATGCCGGCGCTGAGATCGTCCGAGATGCTGGCTGCGCGGTCGCTTGAGTTTGGATCAGAGATAGCGCCAGAACGGAAAGCGGCCAAGTCCAGGAAGTCGCCTAGATGGATAGTGGTCTGGGGGCGAAAGTGCTGTTGGAATTTTAAGACGGCCTTGCGTGCCTCTGGGTCGATCTGATCGCCGTGAGAGCACCCGACTGCCATCCATTTTTTCCACCCCTTCATTTGAGTTCTGGAATGTTTCGCTCGCTCCGTTGTTCCCAAATCCAAGCGCGGACAGCTTCCATTGTGTCTTCGTCCATTTTAGCAAACGCTCCAGATTCGTGCTTGAGAGCGGATCGAAGCTCTTGGTCTATGTCATCCACAAGAATGAGAATATCAAGCGCCTTACAGGCCACCTCGTGCTCGTATCGCTCTGTCTCGTCATACTCAAGTGTCATTTTCATGCTTCTTCGTCCTCCTCCTCTTCTTCGGTGTCTGGAAATAGAATGCTGAAAGAGTCGCTCGCTAGTCCCTCGACTGCGTATTTGTTGCCGAAGACAAACTCCCCGTGATGCGTCTCCCCACCTTGCTCCCACGATACGATGGTCAGCCCGCAGTCGTAATGCTCCGACAAAATGCGCTTCGCTTCCGCGAGCGCTTCAGTTCGCTCCGATTCAACCGTCGGTTGTTTTCGTTTTTTCAAGCGAGAATGTCTATTTTTTTAGATACTCTAGTGCGTAAAATTGTGAGCATTTCGCGCTCGGTCATGCCTTTCGCCCAATGCGGTCGCAGTTGATAGTGCGGCTCGTCAACGAATTTCCAGTCACCGCCCCATTCAAGGCCAAGGCTCTTGCCGAGCGTGCCTAGCTCGTTGTAGAGCGGATGTTCGCCGAAGTATTCTTTCCCTTTGAAAATTCCTACGTCAAACGCAATTCCAAAGTTATGGTTTGAAAAGCCCGCTTTTGCACGGGTCACAATTTTAGTGTTCAAAATCGTGCGGCCCCTCGCATAGAGCGCATCTTGCTCCATGTAACTCCGCGTGCCGCTGATGATCTTGACGTCGCAGCCGACCTTTGCAGCAATGGTCTTTGCAACGCCTAGGAAGGCGCGTGCGGCCTTTTGAGCTTCGGGGTGGAGCGTTGCAAGCTGAATCTCGCTGCGTTCGTCGAAGGTCATTTTTTCAGCGATGGTATTTCTGGTAGCTCATAACAAAAAGTTCCGTAATCCGTTTTAACGCATACTGCCGGATTATTGAATCCAGCGCATGAAGTCAGAAACGCCATTCCAAGAAACGCAAATGAAAGAACGATCATCCAAAGCGCGATTTTCTTGGCGTTCATTTTTCCTTTCGGAAGATTTCGATGAGTCCGATTATCGCCGCAAGCGCCGCGCCTATCGCGTCCCACTTTGCTGGTTCCAAACTCAAACCGGCAACGGCTCCGATTATCGCGACCCCGCGAATTGTTGACGGCTCCTTCAATTTTGCGAATAGTGTTTTCATGGTTTTTTAGGTCGAGTCATTTTATACAGCGATACCGCACCGATGCAAATTCCCATCAGAAGCGAAAGAATGCGAAGCCATGCCTCAACCTCGGAGAACGATATCAGAACGGCGGCGGCGGGCGCGGACGTTCCGACAAGCGTATGGAAAGCGTGCCCGTTCATTAGCTCAACCCGCCTTGGCTGATGAGTTCTTCGGTAAGCGTGCATGGTTGCAATATGATCGTGCTGCGCTCTCCTGCGGTCGTGAGCTCGATCTCAAGGTCAGCTGTCGCGCTTGTTGCGTTAAGCAAATAGTCGCGCACGCCAAAGGTCGAGAAGTTGACCGATGCCGTTTTGCCTGCTGTCGCGCTCAAGCCGCTTTGAACCTGGAGTGTAGGAAGGTCAGCAAACCCCTTGCTCCCGCCGAAAGTCACGTCGTAGTAACTGCCTTGGATGCCGCTAACGGTCGCATTGCCAGCCCCGATGGAGTCGAGTGATTGCAAGGCCGATTGCAGTCCCGATGCTGTTGTGCTCGCGTCGAGCGGATCGGTCTGACGCAGGACGGTTGTGGCAACGCTTCCTGTCGTGACCGTGCCTGTGCCTGTTGTTATTGCTACGGCTCCCGCAGTTAGTCCAAGCAAAAACTCGGTTGTTTGCGGGATCGAGCGAACGAAATATTGGAGGCCAGCCGTGTATCCGGTCAGCGCCGTGAAGCCCGTTAATACGACAGGCTGTGCGAGCGTTAGTCCGTGGTTGGATGTCGTAATAAATACGCCATCCGTTACGGTCGAGGCGATGTCCACATTGTAGGTCGGGACGGTTACGCGGTAGCTGCCTTGGTATGGAGGGCGTGAAAATGAAATGCGTTGCACTTCGTTCTGGAGTGTCGAGCCTGTAAGAGTCGTGGCGACGCTAACGGTCAATGCCGTGCCAAGATCAGTCCAAGTCGGCTGATAAACAGCCGGAGCAAGTCGCAGTTGTAACTCCTGAATTTCGGCGGTCGTAGCGTCTCCGACTAGCCGCTCGTCGATGAGAGCGGTCGTTGTTGGAATTAGTCTGGCGAAGTTCCCTGTAATTGCGCCCTGCGTGCCGGCCGAGTTAAACGAGACGACAAAGTTGGTTGCCATCGTGCCGTCCACGGATACCGACCCTGTGGCGGTAATTGTCGAGAGTGAGTTGAGAGCGGACGAGATCGCGCCTGCGGTCGCGCTGAACGCGATTGCTCCGCTGGTCTGACCGCCGAAGGACAGCGTGAACGTGCCGCTGGCTGGCGTGCCTGTGCGACTTCCTACGCCGAATTTCACGCTTGTTCCGGTGTAGTCGATCACATTAAACGGACTTGTGATGTTGCCTGTAGCTTCCAGAAAATAAAGGTTGATCGCGCCGTTGTCGCCTTTGACGAATCGTTGCGTTGTAGCCGGGGCTAGGCTCGTTAGGCTCGTCGCAAGCCTGCGGTTTGTTGTGTCAATGTAAAGGTCGCGTGCCATTTATTCGGGTGTTTTGTCAACAGCTCCCCATTTGCCGAGCGGGCATCGCTCGGTTGCCATTCTTAGTTTTGCCCAAGTGCTGCATCCGCACTTCCGGCAGCGGCCCGTGGCGTTGAGTGCCTGCGCGTCCCATTCGGGACAGGCGCGACAGGTGGCTTCTCGGGCGGAGAGGATTTCGGTCGATACACTTGGCATCCCTGCTTCTGCAAAACGCTTTAAAGATTTGAGAAATCTTTCAAACATTTCTGGATTTAATTTAGACCGGAATGATTTTAACTCCGTTTGAGTAGGTTCCATAAGGTGACGTCGTTTCCTCGATAATGCCAAACCCAAATCCATCAATACTGCAAAAAGCGAACTGCATTTCTGTATCTAGTCCGACTGAACCATATTCAGGCTTTCCCCACGAAAATATACATATGTCATCTGACGAGCAAAATTGACCACCGTCGTTGCATCCGGTTAAAATTTCACCTCCATCAACTTTAATTTGAGTTCCCCCACAAAACGCCGAATATGTCCCAGTACAATTCAATGCACAACAACACGCGCAATTCACAGCGCGAAGGCCGCCGTCGGATTTGGTCTTGATCGCGCCTTCTGGTGTGCGGCCTAGGATCATACTAGCACTCCTCGGTTTCGATCCAAGTGAGCACGCCGCCCACTGCTCCAAGGACGAACGTCCCCGCGCTCGGTATCGTCGGAAGCTTTAGTCGTTTTGCGGGAAATCCTAATTGAGTTGCGTCCTCCAAATACTCGTCAGCAACAACCAATTTCGCCCAAGCGAAATTTTGCATGAGGTTAGACGCCGAAAGCGGCGAAGTCGATTTTCCGGTAGTCACAACATCACGGAAATCGTTTGGGAAATCGTTCATATTACTGGCCTAAAATCCGTGGAAATTGACAAACTAATTCCTGAAAACGAGAGTCCCCAAGTAACCGTAACCTCGTCGTATTCTCCGAAATTCGTTCTGTTTACGTTGATAACATCAATGCTTCCAATTAGCATTCCACTAATCGATCCGTTAAAACTGGTAGGGTACGTCGCTGATCCTCTTAAGATTAAATCCAGCGTGTGTAAATTGAACCTTTCTCCGCTATTATTTGGAGTTGTATTGAGCACATACAATACGCGGAATTTTAGATCTGCGGATGGCAATGCTAAAGCTGTGACGGAGTCGTTTTTTGTAAGCGTAAATTTGCGCGTCAACGTGTCGGATAAAATTTTAATTTGATAAGATTGCTTGGTAACAACCTGCACCGGCACGCACGGTGGCGTAGCGCTCTCGCAAGAAATGGAGGTGCTCTCAACATTCACTGGGCATTCGACCAACGATGCGCCTAGAGTTGTCGGCAGCGGGTTATTTGCGTCCGGCGACGTAACTAGCGTTGCATTAAAACCCGAAACCGAAAATGTGGAAAATCCATCGGTGGCGTCGGTTTGCCTTGCGGTTTCAAAAATGATAAAATCCTCATTTCCGGGCATTAGCTGTCCCGACGCAAGGCTTGCGATCAGCCTGCGGGCATTAGTTGTGCGACATCGAAAAGTGCAATCCACGCGGCTTAGGCCGCTTGCGAAAATCTCTTTTTGCGTGGATGTTAAAATTAACTCTTCCGAGCCGAAATATGTGTGTGCCATTTTTTTATGCTAAAACTTGTTGCGGTAGTTTTGGTTCAATTTTTTCAACTGCGGTTTTGATCGCTTCTACGGCAGTTTTAATGAGATCGAGAACTCCATTTACGCCAGACTTTGCTGCCACGTCCAACTCGATGCCGTCCTTCACCGAGTCTCGAAGGCCTTTAACGGATTTGTCCGCATCCAATGTTGTCGGAACGCTTGAGAATGCGGTATCAGTTGCGGTTTTGGCTTTTTGGTAATCAACTACAAGCTCGGCTTTCATCGGGTTTCCCCCTAGGAATTTAACAAGCTCGCGGATCTTTTCTTGTCCCTTTTCAGAGTCGATGGGATTCTTTGATAGATCGGTCTTTACTTGATTGAAATATGTAACGACAGCGCGTATTTGCTCTGTTCCTGTCTGCCCGATCTTATCTATTCCTAGTTTTTTAGTAAGATCGGGAAAACTCTTTTGAGCAAGATCAGTTCCAAGCAACTTGTCCATTGCTTTCAATTCGTCTTTTGCGGCCTTTGCGCTATTCGCGGCCTTATCCATCGCTTTAATCTCCTTCATGTTTGCTAGCGTGTCAGCAAACCCTGTTGCAGATTTAAGACTCTGATTCAATTTTTCTGCATTCTGTGCGGCCTTGAAAAACAACGGATTCCCGTCTTTGTCGTATTGCTTAATGTTAGCCGAATTGTTCGCGGCGATAGCCATGTTGGTTGCAAACACGGCGGCCTGTTCTGGATTAAGTCCTGCCGCTAATGCTTTCTGAATATCTTCTGCATATTTTTTTTGCGCTGTAAGAGCATCCACTCGTTCTGTATCGCCAGCGGCTTGCGCCTCGGCAATAGCAAGTTGTGAATTTAGTTCCTCTTGTTTTAGCGCATTGGCTTTTTCTTGGTCTGCGGCCTTTTGCGCAGCTTTAGCAGCGGCGTCAGCTTCTTTATCTGCGGTCTTACCAACTAAGTCCAAGATCAACTTGTTCAATGCTTCGCTCACAGTTAATTGCTCGTTGATTCCACCAAGTCCAGCGGCTTGCTCTTCCGTGCTTTGGGCTATTGCTCCGAATGCCGCCCCTGTTCCTTCAAGCAACGAATTCCCTGTTTGAATTTGATTTGAAACATCAGTCCATCCGCTACCGATAGAATCTAGTTCTGGCTTTAAATCGGCTGTCAGCGTGAATGCCGTATTTACCTTATCTCCAGCTTGAGTTGCTTTATCTCCAAGCGCGGCTAATGCTGGTTGAGCATCATTTGCCGCTGTGGCAACGCCATTCATTTCCTTTGTTGCCTCGTTGGATACATTTGCGACAGCTTTAAGACCAAGACCAAGCGGGTTTAATCCTCCAGGTAATAAGGCGGCAAGAACCTGTAAATACTGATTCGCTTGAGTTGCTCCTTCCTTGAATCCCTCTGAATTATCTTGCAGTCCAGATCCAGCATCTGATGCGGCTTTTTTTAATGCACCAAATATATCTGTGGCAAGGGTAATGTTTTTTGTAAGATCAACAATTGCAGGATTAAGTATTTGCCCAATAATTTCCCCAAGCCCAGCAGCATCGACTCCCTCCATTTCTGATCCAAGTTTTTGAAGTGATGGAACGGTTTCACTTAATACCCCTGCTGAGAAAGCGGCCATTTTCCCTTTTACCGCTTCAATACTTTCTGAGAATTTATCAAATGTATCTGCATTTTCATTCATCACTTGCTCAAGTGATCCGACTTTATCTCTTGCATCATCAATATTGCCGGAGAAATCAACGAGCAATGGAAGCAGTTTTCCGCCTAGCTTTTCTCCGAATACTTCGGATGCCGTGGCTGCCCTTTGTGTAGGGTCTTGGATGCCTGCGATCTTTTCTGCAAAAACTTGCATCTGGTCAGACGGAGTTTTACCGGCTAGATCGGCAAAACTAATACCAAGATCGCGCATCACCTTGGTCTGTTTCTCTCCACCATTCGTGGCGTCTTGCATGAAGTTCTGCAACTTGTTTATGACTTGACCAACTTGAGATGCTTCCAATCCAGAGTTCTTAAAAGCAGTTTCCAATACCAACAATGTTCCAGCAGCTTCGCCTGTTCGCGCAGATAATTCGCTAAGTCTACCACCAAGATCAAGCGCATCTGAGAAGCCTCTAACAACAGCCCTAGCCGCATCGAATGCTAACGATATAGCCTTTTGGAATCCTTCAGCGGCAAGATTTCCGACCGTGAAGGCTGCACCCATTCTTTTGAACTCTTCATCAAAAATACCGCCAACATTTTTTGTCTTGTCTCCAGTAGATTCAATGGTGTCTCCAAGATTTTTGATTTTTGGCGATGATTCTGACGAGGCGTCTCCTATCGCCTTAATCCTTTTCTCCATGCTTTCAACTTGCCCGATGCGCTTCATCGTGCTTTCAAGCTCGGTCATGGAAAGCTCGCCGCTCGATACTTTGCCCTTCAGCTGGGTAAGCTCGTCTTGAACGGCCTTGAGCGTTTTCTCAAGTCCTGTGTCTGTTGCTCCAAATTCTACGGTGACGTCTGCCATATCGTTATGTTTCTATTAGCCCTTTTTGTCTCTTTTTTAAGATAGCTTCCATTTGCTTTTTCATCTTTGTAACGACAACGGCCCTTGCAAATTCCTCTTCACTCTTTGGGATGACATTGCTTGCCCAAGGGATATTGTTTGTCATTTCAACTCTTGGGTTTTTTAAGTCGGATGTCATGTCTTGGACTGATCCAGATCCCGATTTCATCGCCTTTATTACCCACTTAGGAAAGGTACTTAACAATGAGCCTTTATTCACCCTTTTTAATTGTGTAGCACAATTTGCCCATCCACCTTTCGACATACCAACTCTCTTTTGAACCTCTGCAATGTATGTTTCTTGATCTGAGTTGGACGCGATAAATAGCTTTGATCCTCGCGACTTCGTGCGGCCTGTTGTTTTATTCCTGGCCTCGTTGTGGACAGATTTTATTTTGCTCCCGCCAATAACTTCCATCCCTGTCCATTTATTCAAAAATCCAATATTCCGAAGGATGGTTTCAACAATATCAAATCTTCCGCTTTTTATCAAAGCCTTGAGCCGCGCCTTGATCCTTTGTGATCCAACTCTGTCAGCGTATTCGTCAAGCTGATCTGTGTTTTTGATGATCTTCCCAATATCATTTTTTACGCGAGTTGTTCCGGATGTTTGCTCATCTCCGAAAGGTTGCGTGCGTCTCGCTAGTTCCACGCAAAGAAGGCGAGCGTTGAGCATTACGGCGTCAGGAATCGTGACCTCGCGTATCTCCGCGTAGTCTTTCATGATCTGCTCAAACTTCACACTCTCGAACTTGAATTTTGCCATACTTTGCTAGGGTGTCTTCAATAGTGGCGAGAGCGTCAACATCAACGCTGGCGTTATTGCGCGACCAAGGACGATGGATGCCGTTCGTGTAATCGTCAGCCTGGAGTAACTGCAACCCTGCCGCGAACGGAAGCTCTTCTAGGATGTGAGAGAAGCCCCAGCCGGTCAGCTTAACAAGTCGGAAGACGTAAGCCGCGAGCCAGTTGGGGCTGTTTAGTTTGGGCTTCCTGATCCGGCTTTAGATTCTGTTGCCGATGCGTTGTAAAGCTCAAAAGCGGAGTTCATCGCGTCCGACATGGATCCGACTTCAAGATGATGCGCCATGTTCTTTTCAATCCACGAATCCACGGCATTCACAAACGTCTCGCGGTCGTTGACGACAGAACGGATCGCGCTTGTTGGCTCGCTGTGGAGAAATGCAAAGGCCGCTGCTTTCCATACGAGATCCATATTGCCGCTGAAAATCTCGTTGCGTTGCATCCAGCTAATTGTAAGCGCCGTGATCGGTCGCAGGATGCGCCCGTTTACTTTCTTCGGGCCGTCTTCCATCGCTTGGATGCGGAGGATTTCGTCGTCTTTTACTAGGTCTGTGTTTTGTGTCTTTTTCATTATTTTAAAAATCGTGTCATCTCTTGCTTTGTCTTGTCGGAAGCGTGCTCCGAAATGGCGATGCGCTTGCCGTTATGCTCGATCTCGATCAGGCGCGGAGTATTTCGGATGATGTCCACAAGCACGTCCCTGTTCGCCAATGCGGCACGGATGTAGCAGAGCGGGTTCTCTGGATCTTTGGCTTCAAGTTCGTCGCCTTCTTTGGTCATCTGGCGGTAGACTTGAGAAGCGTCTTGGCCTTTCGAGTTCTCGCCTTCAAACCAAAACTCCGTGGACTCTTTGCCGTCGGTGCGAACCAGTCGAGTGACCGGTGGTTTATTCATCTTGAACCCTAGCGTGGCTAGGGCGACTGCACACTTTAGGTTTATTGTGTGGAAAAATTTAATATTGCAGTCCATATATTTAAAAAGGCGGCTCCCTTTTGCCGGGGAGCCAGCGGCATGAGCCAGGGTTGTTAGACGATCTCTGGGTATTGCGTCGCGGAAACGGTGATCGTTTTGAATGTGCCTGCGCCTGTCTTTTCGGAAACAGAATCGACGATGACTGCACCGCCGGAAACGCCGTAGGACGTTGTATCGTTGGCGAGCGTAAGGACGTTGGCGAGTTCGTATGCAACGCCGCCATTTATGACGCCGTCGAGGCTGATCGTTGCGCTCTTGTTGAAGTAGGCTACGGCAACGGTATCGCCGAGGGCGTCCATGACGGTTGCTTTGTCCGACTGAACCGAGCGAGAGAATGAGTTGAGCAAAAGGCCTGTCTCTTGGAGAAGGCCGAATTCGACGCCTGAGGCGACAGATGATGTGATGACGGTTGCTGGCATGATATTTCGTGAAAATTGTCAACTTGCGAAAAGCGCGGCGTGAACCGTGATCGTTACCGACCGCTCAAAATGCCGTTCGTTTGACGAAAGCGATACCGGCCCGTCCCGAAGGATGCCGAAGACGAAAGCGTATTGCGGGCGGACTGCATTTAACTTTGTCTTGAGGCCTGTAATGTCGTGCGATACGCAGAGCACTTGAGACCACAAGTTCTCCATCGCCATTTGATCCATGTCATCCGCTTGAACTATCAATGCGATATCGACGCTGAACTGGAAAATGGCTGAGTCGATAATGCTCTCGCGCTGGCGAGTGCATTTAACGAAGCAGGCCGGAAGCGTCATCGTTCCAAAGTTCTCCGCTGCCGTTACCACAAGGGCGCTTTGCATCTCTTGCTGGAGCGCAAGGACGAAAGTGTCAGTAAGCGCCTTCTCAAGCGTCAGAGTGTATGTCGAGTCCGTTATCATTCCCTTGGGCGGTAACGTCAACAAGCCCAAGCCGCGCGATCTCTGCTTCGCATTCGTCTTTTGTTCCTACAAATAGCACGCTTTGCGTCGAGATCGCCTTTTCTGTTTCATCAAAAAATATGATCGTGCTGCCATCGTAAACAAGCTTCCAAGCGGTTGACTCGTCGAATGCCCAGCCTTGTTCGTTCGGTGAAATTATCATCCGATGGTGAGCGTAGAGTTTGCCGAGTTGTATGTGCCGGTTCGCCCTGGAGCACCGACCAAAGTGACCGATGCGTAGGTGTTGGTCATCGATCCGGCGAAGAAACGAAACGTCATTCCTGCGGTTGGCGGAACGTTGAAGGAAACAGAAAGACCGGCCCCAAATGTGGCCGTTGCCGTTGATGCTCCATTGGTTTTGGAGGCGACAATAGATCCCGCTTGTCGGTTGGTTGAGCCTGTGTAAGTCAGCGTTGACGCAGTTAAATTAATTATGCCGTTGCCTGTTTTGTTTATACCGCCGCTCCCCGCTATATTGCCTGTAACCGTTATCGTATTCGCTCCGGCTGTCCTATATTGCAACGTGGTTCCAGTATTAATCTGAAAATCATTTGGCAAAGTTACATTGCCTCCTGTGATAATTTGGCAGTTGCCTTGCGCCGTAAAAAGCCCTGTTCCGAAAGCATTACTGGACGAATATGTTATTGTTGCGGTTCCCGAGCTTGGGGCAAACACCGTTCCTCCTGAATAAGTGTTGTTGCCTCCGAGCGTAAGAGTTCCCGTCCCAGTTTTTGTAAGCACCCCAGTTCCGCTAATGACTCCACTTAGTGTTGAAGCGACTGTCCCTGATATCACTATTTGCCCGCCGTTTATTTGCGTCGGCCCCGTGTAGGTGCACGCCCCCGAAAATGTGAGGCCGCCGCTGCCATTTTTTACAATTCCGATAGTCCCTGAAATAGCAGTCGAGACGGTAATCGCCATAAATTGCATGAACTGCAAAAGAGTTGAAGAGACGCTGATAATGCCTGTGACGGTTGATCCCTGAACTCTCGCTGCGGTGGAATCGGTTAGGATCATCCGACGATAATGTAAAGCGTGTTTGCGACTGGCGACGTGATCGCGGAATATCCAGCAGACGTGATCTGCATCATATTCGTTAGTTGTGTTGCGCCTGTGATGCCGTTCGTTACCGATGTAACGTAAGCACCTGATGCCTGTTTAGAATTGAACGTGCTCCAATCTGTCGAGCTTAGGTATCCGTTTGTCGTCGCAGTTGCTACCGGCATCGAAATCGTCGGCGTTGTGCCGCCGCTCGAAACAACGGGTGACGTGGCTCCGACCGATGCGACCTTTCCGCTGAGATCGGCTGAGAGTCCGCTGATCGTGCCGATGGTTAAAGTCGAGTTTTGGAATGCCGTTGCGCTTGAATTGAAAATGATCGCTTGGTTGTCGGAAGGCGACGTGATCGAAACTGAATAGCCGCGCAGTTTTATAACTTCTGGAGCAGGATATGTCCCGCTAAGATCGCCTGATGCCGCGCCTGTGGGCGTGCGTGAGTCGTCCAATCGCGAGTCGGTCGTGATGACTGCCGTTCCCGAAATTGCGCTCGGTGAAATGCCGGACGATGGAGCCTTGGCGTCAAGAACTGTTTGAAGCTCGGTTTGGTTTGAAAGCGTGCCGGCAATGCCGCCCCATATCGCTGCGCCACCGCCACCGCCACCTGTCACCCACTCGGTATCGTAGTCGGCATTTGTTTTCTTCGCGAGCACTTGCCCCGTGAAGCCCCCCGTAATGACACCCGGCCCTACCGGCCCCGCTGGACCCTGCGATCCGGTCGGCCCCGCTGCGCCCGTCACCAACTCGGTGCGAAGGATGGGCTGATAATCTACTTCTGGGACTTCGCGTCCCTCGTCTTCTGGGAAAAAGATGCTCATTTGTTAATGTCCTCAAGCGTGAAATCGACGCTGACGGCGTCTTGGGAAAGCTCGGCGGACGTAACGCGAAAGCGCCGACCACCGATAACGAGAACATCCCCGAGAGAAATCGTCTGCACGAATGCATCGTAAATCGCCGTAATGGTCATGGACGCCGAGTCCAAGAATCCGCCGTCTGCCAGGCTGTTGTCGCGCCGGTATGTCGTCCGGTTCGCGAGAAAGTTGCGCTCTCCGAACGTGACTGCCAACGGCAGTTCGTTCATGATCGCGCTTAAATCGTTCGTAAAAATGTCGAGCAGTCCCACAAAGGGGACGATGCGTCAAAACTTGCGCTCTACACGTCTCTGATTCGGATGTTTGAAATCGTGCTTGGGGCTGTCCGAAATGTGAACCCAACTTTTGCGAAGTGCCGACGCAAGGATGCTGGTCGAAGTATTGATCGTAACCACCTCTTGCGCGTCTCGAATATACGCGCACATATATTCTATGCTTTCAAACTCTGCCATCCCGTGAGCGGCCTTTCCAGCGCAAAGCACGGGTCGCCCGTTGGCGACTTGATGCGCGATGGTGATGACGTCTCGAACGTCGATCTTTTTATCCTGGCTGTATCCGGTCGGAAAACAAAGAACCCATGACTTGAGTTCGGGCGGCGTCACTATTGCGGGCGAGTTGAGCACTATCTGGCGGTCGATGTCTTTTCCTTCTGGAAATAGTCCGTAAACGTAATCACTCCAGCCTAGCTCGCTCGCACAAAAGTCTTCGTGCAAGTCCGGCCAAATTTGCAAGTTGATGATGCGATGAAAGCCGCTGTGATCGTTCTGCGGGTATAGCGGTTTGCAGTAGTCCACCATCTCGAAAAGACCGTGGTATTCTGGCAGGCATTCAAACATCACGTTGTGTCCTTGATCCGCAAAGTGCTTTGCTATCGGCAAGCAACGCGCGATGTCTCCGAGCCGCAAATGATAAACAATTAAGATGTTCAAAACGTATAATATTGTTCCCGCGTTTTCCCTGCCACCCATCCGTGAAACCCGAAGGAGCGATCCGGCCCCGCCGTATTTTCCTCAACGTAATGCTCCCAAGAAAAGGCCGCTGCCACGTTTACTGGCGCGTATTTGATGCCGTTATCGCGGAAACCTTGCTCCATTGTGCGGCACAAAAAGACATCTCCCGCTTCGCCCTTCCAGAGTGACTCGGCCTTTGCTGCCATCTGTAAAAATCTCTGACTTTGGAGCGTGAATCCGGTATTGCCGACGCGATGTCCCACGTTCCAGAACGCAGGCCAAGGCGCTCCTAGCATGTCGTATTCAAGCCATGAATCCTTCCAAAGGTGCGGGTTGGAAATGAACCCGTCGTGCGTGCAGATGAGCGCGTGGGAAGTGTCGAAATAGTCGGCAAATCGGCCTAATTCCCAGTGCATCGCTTGCTGGTATGTGCAGTCTTCGGCGATATAAACGGCGTCACCGAATCCACCCAAGCCGCAAAGGTGCTTGAATAGTTTTCCGCTTTGTTCGTGTCTTGACCTTAGACCTTCAAAGACGATGAGAGTAACATCCTTATTCATTTTTTAATATTTTGGCCAACGCCTCCCGCGCCTCGTCGCGCTCGCGTTCTAGTTGCTGCGCCCACTCGGTCGGAACGACATGGTTGCCCCTTGCGAGATCATCTGTCTCTGGTGTTGTCCGGTCACTCATTTCGGGTGGAGTTCTTCAAAAATTGCTTTCGCTCTTTCATACTCTGCCGGATCGTTGCCGCGCTGATATGTCGCATCGAGCGGACGCTGTTCAAAAAACGGGTGGTGATGAACGATAGCAATGTCACGAGCATCAACAATCGCCCCATTTTTCGCGGCACGAAAGGTGAAGTCTGTGTCGGAATACACGTTTCGGAATCTTGGGTTAAATAGTCCATTTTCTTGAAAATATTTACACGTTAGAATCGCCATGCAAAGCAATTCGTCTTTGCGGTAGCCGTCCGAGATGCGAAGCACTTGGGGCTGCGAAATGTCGAGTCGCTTCTCTATCATCTCGTCCCAGCCTGGAGGGCACTCCCAATCGTCCGAAAGTTGTATAATAATATCTCCTGACGCCTTGGCCGCTCCTAAGTTCCAAGCCCCGACAGAATACCCTTGGTCTTTTTGCGTCACAGATCGGAATCGTTGTAGAACGTTAGCCGTAGTGTCGTCGTGATCGACTGCAAAGATATGCTCCACTCGCTCTGGGTGCGTTGCGCGGGAAAGCCATAGCGTCATGCATTGCACGGCCTCCACGGGCCTTCCTCGCGTTGCGTGGACGAGAGAAATCTTGGGCTTGTTCGATCCTGCCAACGTCTCGCGCTCGATCTCTTCGGCGTCTTCGTTGCGTCCGAGCAAGCGGAGAACCCATGCGTAGAGTTGATCGCCTTTCCACCCATACCATTCCTTTCTGTGCGTCCATTGTGGAAATTTCGGAGTTGGCACTTCGAGCATTTCTTCTACGACTTTTAGCGCTTCTTGGTATTTTTTGTCGTCAAGAAGGATGCTGGCCTCCAGCCCGTAGGCTTCGCGTCTCTTTGGCTCAAGTTCTCGCGCCTTGCGTGCTAGGTTGAGCGATGTTGCGCCTGATGTCAGGTTAGCACAGTTTAACAATACTTCGTAGCGGTTAACGCCATCCAGATCACTCAACGCCAATGCTTCGGAACCGTATTTTGCGGCGAGTTCTTTGTTGCCTGCGATGAAGTTCTCATAGTGTAGGTAAAACTTGAAGTGCGACGTCATGCGGTCTTGGTGCATCAGAATGCGGCGGTTGCGCTCGCTGCTATTCCTGTGACCGAGCGGCGGTTGGTGAACTATCTCCAAGTCACGCCGCATATACACTTGAACGTCCTTCGTTGGCTGCGCGTTTTCATGAACGGGGCGATGCCACCACGCTGTTTTGTAACGAAAGAAACGCTCGCGTGGTGCGCGTTTGCCTTGTTCGGGAATAACGTAGTCGGTCAAGATCCAGTCTTGTTCTGGTGGGCATTCCTCAAGCGCGGCGAGCGTAGGAGCGACCATTGCCGGTTCAATGATGTCATCGCAGTCAGCCCACATTACCCAGCCTTCTTTTCCGGCGAGTTCGTAGGCTTTCGCAAATGCTTTGTTCCTGGCTTCGCCGAAATTGTCGAGATGTTCCCAGTCTGCGACAAGCGGAGAGTTGAGATACTCGTCAACGTGGCAACCTAGTTCCTTGGCAATGTCCAAAGTGCGGTCTGGCTTGAGTGCTCCTATTGCGCGGACAACAACGATCTCGTCGCATATCTGTTGGAGTGACTTCACGCATCGCTCGATGCGCGGCTCTTCGTTGCCGCAGATAAGCCCTGCGACCAGCTTCGTTTTTTTGTTCATGTTTACTCTTGATGTATTAGTCAAAAAAGTTGCATCTGTTTTCTTCCGTTTGTTGATTCGTCCAAATATCTCCACAATTCTTCAAGCCTCTCTTCCCCCCCGCGAACCCATCCAGTACCATCACACGATTCTGCCCCTGCATCATGGGCCATCCACAGCATCCGTTCAGAATTTACGCGACCAACATGGACACGCGGAAAGTTGTCTGTCCATTCGTAAAGGTTTTTCCATTTCCAATCTGTTGATCCTCCCACAAAAATAACATCCGCGCCATTAGGAACATGATGCTTAGTCATGCCATCTTGCACAGCAAATGCAAGTGGTACATTTGGTGTTAACTTTTTGATCTGGTGCGCCCATTCATGCCACCGAATAATTGTGGCTTCGGCATCCGTTACAACATCAGGAACCACAATCCATGTAGGCTTATGTGATGATGATTTTGTTTTTTCAAGATGCTCGCGAAATCCCTTTTCGTCCCAAGGTTGATCGTTTGACCATGCTCCATACGCTCCATTATCAATCGCATATGGCATCCAACTCGGAGGGTTGCGCCATCC